CCTTAATGGTTGCCGTTGGTGAAATAATGCGAGGGTCAATCCCAAGCGCACAAGCCCGTTCAAATAGTTTAGGTAAATCAGCAAAATGACCAAACCATGCAATCAACATATCGGGGTCATAAATAATCATTTTATTCAAGAAATGTTCAATCATATCCTTTTCAGTTTCAAAAACGACTGAAAGAACCTCACTTCCAACCTCTTTATTAATAGCATTCCAAATATCCACATTTATTCTATTTTCTTCAAATTCATTGGGAAACCAACTCCATTGAAGATATTCTTCATCATAGTTATCATAAACAACAATAGTAGTCAATTGGTCGTGATAATCACCACCTTGTTGCCATTCCATATCCCAATACCATTTACGCATTTTATATTCAGGCATATTATCAATACAATCAACTGCATATCTAAAATGATAGGGAACATCTGCTTCATATGTTTCCTTAAACATATCTTTTGCTTTTCGCATATCATGGGATGATTCTACAATAACCTTCTTCAACTTTTCGCCATTTAAGTTGTGCCAATTGCCACGAATATATTCAAATTCTCTTGAAACATATTTAGAAGGTTTATACTCAAAAGGTTCAGGACTATCTTCCTTTACATAGAAGTAAGGTCTAAAGGGAACGATTTCAAATTTTTTCTCACCATTCTCTCTCCAAGATTTATATATTCTGCATCCATCATCCATTTTATTAATTATCATCATTATCACCCAGTAATATGAGGTGCTTTTAACAGCATTCTGTCGCTTGCTACAATCAAGAGAGGAAACTCGTCTTTCATATAAACATTTAGCATCTGATTCTTTTCAAAGAAAGAATATACAGGACTACTAAATTCAATTGTGGCAGGTTCTCCAATAGGAAACGCAGGAGTAATTGTCTCTTCATATTTATTTGTAACGTTTAATCTTGAAGAAACGTTTAGGACTCCCTTATTATAATCAAGTTTATACACTCCACTTTTAACTAATTCACAGGCTTTAATTGTTTCTTGTAGTTGGTTTTGTGTAAGTGTGAAAGCCCCTTCAAATTTTGATTTACCAAAATTAAAAAGAGTTTGTGGTTGAATCTCATATCTAACAGGATTCAACATACTTTGTAATCTCGATAAAGCATCTGCGTTTGGGTGATTAACCACCAAAGGAACAGAAGCCTTCTTAGATTGACAAGTGATTAGAATAAAATCATTTACTGAAAAAGTAACATCTTCACCTGCAAAATTCTTTAGATAAGGAATAATAACAGAACTATCTACGCATACTCTTCCTTGTTCTTCTACTTCAGCATCAATAACTATTTTGACACAGAAGGTTGGATTGCCATTCCATACTTCAATAGAAGCAGTATCGGCAACAATATAAGCATAACTACCAAAATTAGTATTACCAAAACCACCGCTAGTTGCCCCTTTGCCTTTTACTTGAACGCTTTCTAATGCTTTCTTTAAGTTATCACTATCAATTGTGAACTTCAAATCAATCCCTCACGCAATTCAGGCATTCCTTCCCAAGAAACTTTACCGCTACCAACAGTTAATGTTTCCCAAGATTTGCCTACTAATTCGGTGTTGGTTTTACTGCTGAGTAATTCAGCCTTATAAACAACATCGTTCTTTTTGCGCGTTCTTCTTGTTGAAATAATTTGATACAGATAATCACCCCAATTGTGCCAGTTTGGTTTAGAACCAATAACTTCACCCGTTGCTCCATAATCAGCCTTTGCGTGTGTAATGTAGATTTGGTCGCAATCAAGATTCTTACACATCATCAAAAGAGAATAGAATGGGGCGTTTCGCTTGCCCCATTCAAACTTCATCTTTTGTGGCTTTCCGATTTTTGAAGAGCCAGTTACATTTAACGTGCAACAATCAAGCCACTTATCAATACCATCAAAGACAAAAAGACAATCTTCGCCTTCTTCAATCTTTGACTTAACAAAGAGAACAAAATCTTCTGAATTTGCTTCAGACTTTTGAATATCTAATTCACCATTTTTGTTTCTTACTTCAGGATTCCAAAGAGTAATCCTATCAGTCATTTCATGGTTTTGTCGCCATGTTGGTTCACAACCATCATCCCAGTCAAGAACATAAATTTGCTTATCTGGGAAATCAAGAGCCAAACCGCTTTTAACAGTCTTTGGTTCTCCCCAAATACCACAAATAAGACGATTGTTTCTAGCCAATCGTCCTTCTGTTTGTTTTGCTAACTTATCCTTGAATGCAACAACTCTTGCGTTGTTCACCATTCCTTCATCAACTTCAATCTTTTTTCCACTAGTTAATCCCATATTATCACCAAATTAAATCTTCTTCTTCAATTTCAATTTCTTCTCCCCTTAGACGAGTCCATGATTTAATCAAATCATGTAATTCTTCTAAAGACGAACAGACATATCGGGCTTCTTTCGTTCCAATGTGAAGTTTAACCCAATAGGTTCCTGTCTCATTTTCGTTTTCTTTCCAAGTAATAAAATCAACATTGAATAAATCAATCATATAACTATTACTTTTAATTAAATATCTTTTATTGTATAAATTTTCCATAATTTTACCCCCATAAGGGAGAGGCTTCGCACCTCTATGGCCGTCATTGTCGCCAACGACTACACAAATTGAGTAAGACTCAATCAAAACCAGTCAAAGTCTTCCTCAACAGGTTGTGCAACTTCAACGGCAGAACCATGACGAATCACACAATATAGACCTGCTACATTGATAGTGATTGGTTCAACACCTTCATCAGTTGTTCGTTGGCTTGTTCGGCCAATAACGATAACAGACGAACCAATGCCGAAATCAAGAGTCAAATGCTCAGGAATCCAGCAAGTAGTGATTGCATCATCATCATAAGAGATTTCAGCATTCAAGTCGGTTAGATTAATGATTCGGTTTCCGTTCTTTGTTGGAGTCATGTTCATATTGCACACCGTTCCATCGGTAATAACGAAACGCTCCTTTGAAGTGAGTTGTTGTAGTTCAATGTGCGCTCTTTCCAATTCAACAAGCGGATAAAGGTGCTTGTCAAAGTTGTTTCGCAGACAGTCTTCAAAGTCAAACGAAGACATATCACGATACAAATCGTTTTCCTTATCCATTTCAGCATTCATTGTAAGACTACTGAAAGTCAAATCAGTTGCTCCGTAAATGTCAGTTCCATTCTCATTAAGAACACAAAGGAAATGACACCATTCAAAAGTATTTGGTTTGAAATCAACCCCTCCTTGATTCTTGTAAGAAAAGAAGTATGGTTTCATTTCACCATTTCCGATTTGACCAAAGAAAATACCTGTTCGTCGGAACAGTTCCTTTGGAAGCGGCTTTCCGTAATCTTCGTTCTTTCCGCCATTCTGATAGACTTCTGTTGCATCAAGAGGAATATAGACTCGCTCATCTTCAAGAGTTTCAGCACCTTCTGGCAAATCATCTCTGGTTGCTTCCCTATATTCGCCTTTATGATAGCGAGAAATAATCCACTTTCCTAAAGCATTCTTAGTCGCTACTGCAACAATACCCTTTTCAAGAGCATTATCGGAATCACGAAGAAATTCTTCTCTTGCCTTGTTTCTGCTCCAATTCATCGTGTCTCTTGGTGCGTCAAGAGAAACAAAGAAGCCAAATGCGTTCTTATAGAACGATTCATTTGATTTTGTGTCATTACCAGACTTTTGTGCTCGTCGGGTATTTGCGACAAAGTTTCTCCAAAGACCCAATGCAATTGGGTTAGAGGTTTCAATGCCGTTTTCGGAACAAATCTCTTCTAATTTGTTCGTCGCTTCTTCAACGCTCAAGCCAATGACTTTTGCGCCTTCTTCAATTTGGTTTTTCATATCCATTTTTTTCACCTTTTGTTTTTTGTTTTTATAGTAATTGACCCATCATCCATGATACCAACACTTTCGGGGTCATTGTGTTAGAACGCCATTCGCTTTCGCCTAATGTCCGTAGGAATTTAAATTTCGTTGCCGAATCCAGATTTTCTGCATTAATAACTGCGTCATGCAAACCGATACAAATATCTCTTACTGACTTACCATCATACAAGAAATCGTGAACTTTGCTGAGAGCATTTGCATTTTTATTTGTAATTAAAATTAACAATTCGTTATATTCAGTCAAACCGATTTCAAGTTGTTTTGAAAGAGGGGAATTGCTTGCTTTAGCCGCTTGCAGTTCGGTTATCCCTCGTCTTAAATCACCATGAAGAGAGTATATAAAGGGCTTCATCTCGTCTGCGGTAAATCGGGTTATTTCTTCACGCTTGAGGATTGATTGTAATACATCAAGCATGACCTCATTAGACAGAGGTTTGAAATGATAATTTGCACATCTGCTTTGTAGTGCAAAGATAATTTTATTTCTATCATTACAGGTAATAATGAAACGAATATTACTTGCATATCGTTCCATAATACGCTTCAAAGCATTTTGAGCATCAGTAGTCATACCGTCCATTTCATCAAGAAGCATCATCCTAAATGGAACATCACCAATGGTTCCACTTTGAGCATAATTCTTAATAGTAGTTCGCACAGTCTCTAAACGCCTATCATCTGAAGCATTCACTTCAATAAAATTATCATTGAAGTTTTCGCCTAATACTTCTCTTGCTATAACCATTCCTGCTCCTGTTTTACCAGTTCCAGGATTTCCGTATAATAGAAGATTAGGGACATCTTTTTCTTCAATCCAACTTCTAGCGTCCATTACAAAATGTTCCTGTCCTTTAATTTCTTTGATTGTTTTTGGTCTATATTTTTCTGTCCATAGCATTTCTATTCCTCCTTTAATTTCCATAGAGCAGGCTGTTGTTTCTTATCATTGACTCTAATGCAACCATATTTACCATTAGCCAGCATACCAACTAACACAGTATAATTAGGTATAACTGCTCTTTTTTTAGTTCTGTAAGGCCTATTAGAGCCATTGTTCTCAAAAGAAGGAAGGTCAATAATTGCATCATGAATCTGTCTTGATGACATAATTTTTCCTCCTTCTAATACTTTATGAATTAATCTTTGATATTGTTTTTTCATATATATTCCTCCAATGTTTGTTGTTGAACCTCAATCGGGTCTGTTTTCTTTCTTTTTCTCTTTTCACCAAT